TCACTCATAAAGTAGGTTTGTAGGTTGTAATCTTTGTACTGACTTAATGATATTTCCTCAACAAACTTTGCAGTATAATTGATTACTGTAATATCATCTTTGTTTTGCGAATTAATCGCAACCGTTACAAAAAGGGCAAATACCGTTGCACATATTTTTTTAATTTTTTCGTATTTCATATAATCTCTCATCTATTTTTTCTAGAGATTCTTTTATTTCACTTACGTCTTGTTTCATTGTTTCTTGCTTTTCTTCAATACGTTTGATAGTGCTTCTCACTAACTCATCTTTGTATTGAAACTCAATAGGATTGACAGTATTGCCCTCTAAAGATTCTATGCTTTCAGTATTGTTTGTAACACTAGCAGACAAAGTAATATACGTTGTTGCAATAGCTACTGCGCCTGTAATTATAATACCAATAGTTTTTAAATCTAAAGTTACATTTGTGTCCTCACCTATTTTAGCCATCTTTCTTTGATTTTTTTTCTTTAGCTTCATACTCACTCCAACCCTGTGGGGCATTACCGTCCCACTCTATAATTAAAGAGTTTCCGTCTAATACGATTCCGTGAGAATGAGGAGTTGATATACTATTATACATAGCAATCATATCCTCTCTTGTTTTGAATTTATATTTCATCTTCTTGTTCTTCTTTTTCCGCCTGTACACTTTCGTTTAAGATTTTTACAATCTCTTGTGCTTGTGGTAAAACCCCTATAGGCATATTATTAATAACTTGATTTACTCTTTTAATTTGTTCTTCTGTTATTTTCATTTTATATATTTTTTGGTTTATATAAAATTAAGAAATTAACTTGGTAAATCTTTGTATTCGTCTGCATAATTTTCAGGCAAGTAAGATTCCATAGAAGCTATTTGTTCTGCACTTAACTCATTCTTATAAAAGTCATTAGCTAAAACCCATTTAAAATGCCATTTAATAGCGTCTAAATTTTCATTTGCTGCTGCTTGTGCTAACTGTGCATCAATCTGCTCTACAATTACTGCTTTGTGAGAATCAGGCGTATTTTCTGATGTTATTCCGTTTTTATACATTTTTTTTATTTTTAATTATTTATTTTCTAATGCTGTAACTTTAGCTGATAAATCTTGTATCGCCTTAACAAGCACAGGTATTAACCTTCCGTAACTTGCTTCAAGTTTTTCAGGATTGTTGCTGTAAACTAATTGTAAGTTTTCGTCATCTAGCTCTTGTAAATCTTGTGCAATAAAACCTAAATCTTTTTGACCTACTTTAGCACCATCTCGCATATTCCAATCAAACGTAACAGGCTTCAAAGAGTTTACTAAATCTAACCCATAATCTGAATCTTCAATATTTGTTTTATCTCTTTTATCTGATAAAGATGATATTGTTTGAACCTGACATCTTAAAGTCGCAATTGATGAATTACCTAAAGTAATTTCATTTGTAGCATCAACTGCACTTGCAGAAGCGTCATATCCAATAACTGTATTGTTACTACCTGTTGTAACAGCATCTCCTGCTTGTGAGCCTATAAATGTATTATTAGCACCTGAAGTTACATTAAACCCAGAACGATAACCTAAAGCAGCATTATTACCTGCTGTTAATACACCACCTAGACATTGAACTCCAACTGCTGTATTTTTAATTGCACTTGCACCATTTAAAGATGACATAGCTTCATATCCTAGACCTGTGTTATCTGCACCTGTTCCTTGTCCTGTTCCAAAACTATAATATCCATTACAAGCACGATAACCTATACCTGTATTGTTAGCACCAGAGTTATAATTACCTGCTTCATACCCCATATAAGTTCTATTTGCACTTGTTGTGTTTTGATAACCTGCCTTATAACCTACGTTAGTGTTACTTGCACCTGATGTTTGAGAACGCCCAGCCTGATAACCAACTGATACAGTACCAGAAGTTGAATTATTATAATTTGTTTGATAACCTATAGAAATTGCATTTGCTCCTGAATTAAATAAAGCTGCTGAACTACCTATTGCTACACAAAAATTAACTCCACTAAATTGTGAGGCAGCATATCCTACAGCTACGTTGTCTGTTGATATTGAACTTCCATAAGCATCATAACCTATTGCTACTGTTCTATCTCCATTTGAAGCACTAGCGTTAGCTGCTTGTCTCCCAATAACAACCATATTATCAGAATCTGTTATTAGTTTACCTGCTTCAAATCCAATAAAAGTATTACCAAAGCCTGTAGTTAAAGCAGAACCTGCATCATTTCCAATTACTGTATTATCTACAGGGTTTCCTGACAATCCACTTGGTACTTCAACTAAATAACTTGATGTGCCATCTATTAAACAATCACTTAAACCATTTAAGTCCGAAGCACCACCACTACTTAAATTACTTGGTGCTATTCTTACATTATCCGACCCATCATATCCTACTACGAAATCTACATTAGCTGAATCGGTTTTTAACGTAAACTCTGAAAACTTTTTGTTTGCCATTTTATTCTAAAATTATTCTATTATTATCTTCTGTTATTAAGTATAGTCCATCTTCTGATAAAACTTCTAATTCTGTTAAATCGAAGTATATACCACCCCATCCCCCCTCTACAGGAGAACCCCAATAAGTAGTATCATAAATTTTACCAAAAGCCATAACTATCTCTTTTTATATGTTATTTCTAAATTTAAAGTATTATTTTGTTGCCAATTCATATTTAAATATTTCTTTAATTTTACTATATTTTTATTTTTTGGTTTGTATATCACAGTACCCATCCGTTAAATAAACCATCACTATCTGGGTAAACATCCCCTCCTGTGTTTTGATTATACTCTGGAAATAAATTACTATTGTTATCAATGTAATCTAAAAACCTTTGTGTATAATATTCAGCAGTATTTCTCGCTTTATTTACTAAAAAATCTACTTCACTCTTTGAAACACTCTCTGCATTTTCGCTAGTGTGCTTCATAACTCCTCCGTTTTTTATTTGATATGCAGCATACGGAATATACTCTGCCTGTGCATACCAGATTAACATAGGTTGTATATATGTTTGAACTAATGTTTCATAGTTACCACTTAAACCACTTCCTGAAATATCAGCACCTATTTTATCATATAACTTCGTCCCTAGATAATTTCGTATTTCTATTTCTTGTGCAACCTTAATAAATTGTATAAACTTATCAGTATCTACATTACCATCAATGATACTATTCTTGACTAAATCTGTTCTTGATATAAATAAAACTGTTGCCATAATTATCTACTTATTCCTATTTTCTTTGCGTATGCTGCTGTATATCCACTATAAGGCATATCCTTTGGCTTGATTGCTACTTTTTGTGCGTTTTTAGGTGCTATAAAACCTCGTCTTTTTGCTTCAGAATCATATAACTTTTTACCTAAACTCTTATTGCCATCTTTTCTTAAATATGTTCTTCTACTCCAATAATGCTCACATCTCGCACCACCTTTATAAAGCCATATAGAATAAGTATCAGAGCCACCTTTTCCAAACCCTGCATTTACTGCTATTCTATCCATAGCTTTAATATCTTCTTTACGATAGACTTTTTTAGCTCTTACCATTTTTTTACAAAATTCTCTTGAGGTATCTTTAACTCTGTTTGGACTATAATAATATCTTACTAAAAATGTATAGCCTAACAATTTACTTGCAGGTGTTTTACCATCTTGTTCACTTTCTCTATATGGTGTTGCTTTACCTACTCTTGCTAATTTAACTTCATTATTTGTCTGTTCTATAAGCTCATCCATTTCATCATCAAACTCATAATCAACTTCTGATTCATCTACAAGGTCGAAGTCTTTTAAAAGTTCTTCTTCATCTTGTCCTAAATCTATAAGGTCTTGCGCTATAGAATCTCTAAAATCATCTTCTTTACTTAACTTAACTCCTGTTTCTTCTTCTCTTGTTTCTGAATCTACTACATTCTCTAGGTCTGTAAATTCGAGTGGCTGAAGCGTTTTAAAGTATAAATGCAAGGATATATCATTATAAGCTAGTATTTGGTTAAAACCCTCAATTAAAAGGTTCTGAAAGCCTTTAATTACAAGATTGTCAAATAGTATAGATGCTGTTTTTAATTCGTCTGCGTTGTTACCTAAACCTGTGTCATCTTTAATACCAAATAACATAGGACTTACTACCCTGTGTGCTACCATAATCTTTTTAGAACTTTCGTTGCTTAAAAATTCGTATTGTTGGTGTGCATCACTTAATTGTACAGGCTCAATACTTGCAGCAGTTTCGGCATTATCGTTAAATGCTAAAATAAATTTACCTGCATTACTACTCCCTGAAAATTTATCATAGATACGTCTTTCTATCATTTCTCTTTGCTCTGGGTCAGGAGTTCCATTATTGAAGTTAATTAACATACTTGGAGCTAGTCCGTTTAGTATGTTGTTTAAATGGAAGTTAGAAATCTCCTCCTCTAATTCTGCGTATTGTGTACCACCTTGATAATCTACAGGACTGTAATACTTGAAACCTGCTCTATAAGGTTTTATATAAAGTATTTCCAATCCCTCTTTAGAAGTACCGAATGCAGGTATTCTTTTTAATTCGTTTCCTCGCTTGTACTTTGTCCAATCACTAAAATAAAAATATGCTTCTATTTCTCCTTTATCGTTACATTTTTCAGCTCGTAATGTTTCAATAGGTATGTGCTCTAGTTGTACGATTCTGCTTCTGTCCTTTGAATATATAACTTGTATTGCACATTGTCCCATTAACTTCAAATCGTAACATAGTTTTCTAGTACAATCTTTGTTAAATAAACCCATCATTTGAGCGTACTCGTTAGGCTTTTTATTTGAATCTGTAGCATCTAAACCTTTTCCGTAAATCATCTCACTAACACCATTTATAATAGCATTGTTTGTAGGACTTCCGTTATATCGGTCTATTAGATATTGAAAGTAATTGTTATCTTCCCCATACTCGATAAAGTTTTTACCTCTAACTTCCTTGACTACAGGAGATGTATAGGTGCTTAAATTAACAATACTTAAATCTGATTTATTTTTCATATAATTATGTAATCATTGTCGTACTCGTCATTTCCTGTTGGAATTGTATATTCCCCACTATTAACTGTATAATAACTGTTATTAGCTTGATTAATAGTTTGATTAGTACAAAATATCTTGTCTTTATATATTACACTTGTTCCCTCTTTTACTGTCATATCATAAAACCTACCCTCTACTAATACAGGACTTAATGCCTGTGATATAACTAGATAATTCTTGTCTGTTGAGGTGCTTATACTTCCGTATGTTGTTGAGGTGTTTGTTGAATCATCTCTCAAAATCATACTTACTGTACTAGCATAACTTCTTGGAATTATTTTTAATGTTTGTGCAGATGCAGTTGTCGTCAAGTGTATCATACTTATATAACGTACAAACTTTAAATTTTGTGTAAGAAAAAAGGGGTAACACTCCTGCTACCCCTTATAAAGAAAATTACTCATCATAAATATACATAAAATATTTAAATAAAAAAAAGAGGAGTTAAAAAAACTCCCCTTTAAAACAAAAACTAATTTAAAAATTATGAAAACTTTAAAAGTTTATCTAATATACAAAATTAATTTTAATTTGGTGTGATTTGAGTACCCTCTGTTGCACCATCTATTACAGATTTCTGTACAAATAATGGAGGATTTTGTTCAGATGTCGTAAAGGTTAAAGAATAACCAGACATATCTCCCATAGCTGCTCCACTACTAAACGTACCTGTAGTAAGCTCACAACCATTATTTTCTCCTAGTAAAAAGAAATTCCCATTATAATCAGCTACAATGATTTGTGGTCTTGCTACTGCTAACAGCTTTATTTCTTCTGACGTACTTTTTTCTTGGAATGTTAAGTTTAAAACTAAACTTGATTCGTAGAAAGTAGTTCCGTTTTCTCTAGATGAGGTAACAGTGGTGTCTAGCGTTGAGTTACCTTTTATGTCAAACTTCATAAGTGTTGGACTTCCACCAAAACCAGATACTTCTCCACCTGATTGAGTTAAAGCACCAAGACCACCGAAGTCCACAAAGTAAACAGCTTTTAAACCACCTACTCCTGATTTACAGGGTAACGCTCTACCTTTTGTTAATATACAAGCCATATTTTCTAAGTATTAAAAAAGGGTAGGCAGAATACCACCCACCCTCTTATATGTTAATTTAATTTATTTATTATACTGCTGGGTCGTAAAGAACACAATCAGCACCGATACCGATTTGTACCCCTGCTGTATATCTCATTACTACTCTTACATTTTGACTTCCATCAATGTCAGACATATCAATAACTTTAACTTCGTTTCTGTCATTTAATAGACCTGTTCCGAAGAATAAGTTAGAGCTTCTTGCTGCTAATGCACAGTTGTTTGGTAAACCACTTGTTGGGTACATTTTTACTCCGTCAAATGATACTGCGCCACCTTGATACCACATATGCGATTGTGCATCTACACCTGAGTTAGTTGCAGCAAAACCACCTAAAGCTCTTACATACGCTTTAAAAATGTTTTG